ATACTTGGCGGTATAGCCGGCAGGCACGGCGGGAGACACCGTCACCTTGGTCTTGCCGGTGGCAGAGCCCGCGGCGGAGGTCAGCGTCAGGGGTTCGAGCAGACCGGAATCAAAGCTGGCGGTCAGCACCGCGATCTTGTCGGGGCGGGTGACCTTCGCGCCGTAGACGTGCAGGCCCTTGACCGCGTCGGCAAAGCGCTTTTCCATGCGGTAGGCCTCGGTGGAGAGGATCTGCTCGGCATAGCTGGTGGCGCCGTTATAGGACGCGAGCACCTTGTATTTGCCCAGCGTGCAGGGCAGGTTGTTGCTCAGGTAGACCTCGAAGCCCGCCGCGCGGCCGACAAGGCCGTTTCCCAGCGTGTCCTCCGCCTTTGCGCCGCCGGTGCCGACAAAGCGGTTATCCTGCAGCAGCAGGCCGTGGTATTCCGGGGGAACCAGCACCCAGCGGCCCTGCGTGGGCACGTTCTGCTTGTCGAGCAGCACCTTCATCCGCACCAGGTAGGTGTAGGCCGTCTCCGCCGTGACAGCCACGGGCGCATCGTCCGTGCCCAGCTGATTGCCTTCGTAGGCCTCGTCCGCCATCCGCTGCGCCAGCCACTTGTCGGTCGCGTCGGAAAGGCCGTAGGCGGCGCGCTGCATGGCGGCGTCGGCCAGCGGAGCGCGCACCTGCGCCGCGTCCACGTCGTCGATCTGGAAGTTAAAATACTTCTGCTGGTCGATCTTGAGCAGCTGCTGGTCGGTGGTGAGCTCTTCGGGGTCGGCAATGTCGGTGTTGGCGGTGTAGTCCTTGATGGTCACTTCGCCGATCTGGGTGATCTTGACGGTGTCGCCGTACTGGGTGATCTCGCCCTCGTAGTCGCGGTTGCACAGCTGGGTCAGCACATGCTGCTTGTCCAGATGCGCCAGCAGCCGCGCGGACCACACGGCAGGGATAAAGTTGCTTACAGACATCTTGTTTCCTCCTTTGGTTTGTCAAACGGAATCTTCTTCCGGGGTTGCCCTTACTTCCCGCCCAGCGCCTGCGAGATTTCCGCCCAGTGGGCATTGATCTCCTGCGGACGCATGGCGGCGATCTGCTCACGGGTGTACTTTGCGCCGGGTTGCCCCGCGCCGCCCGCGTCGGCAGGATGCGCGCCGGTGATGGGCGGGGGCGCGGGCTTATCCTCCTGTTTCGGGGCAAACAAAAAGGACTTGGATTTCCGCAGCTCGCCGAGCTGTTCGTCCAGTCCTTTGATTTTCCCGTTTTCCAGTTTGAGCTTGCTGCGGTCGAGCAGCCCCATCACAAGCGCCGCATCATGCGCGTCGGTCAGCGCCCCGCGCAGGGCGAAGTCCATATCCTTTTCCTCCAGCGCCTTGCGGTGCTGCGCGTCCAGCTCCTTCACCTTTGCATTCACGGCCTTCTCGACCGCGGCCTGCACCGCCTGATCGAGCTGCGCTTGCGTGTAGGTCTTCTCCGGCGCGCCCATCTCCGCCGCACCTCCCGCAGCTCCGCCGCCGGCGTCCGCTGCCCACATCCTGCGGGCCGCATAGTTTCGGATGTTCATTCTCTTCCCTCCTGTAAATGGCATAAATAAAGCGCCCTGATTGCTCAGAACGCTTTGGTTTGTCTGCAATTTCAATCCACACACCCCATGTGAGGCGCGACACTCCTCCTTCAGACGCGGCGGGATATTTCTGCAATCTCACTGCGCGGGAACCCCACGCAGCTCCCTGCCCGCAAAGAAACTTCCAGCTCATCCTCTCCGGACGGCGATTCCAGGCCAGGCGAGCAGCCGACCACATCACCCCGCACGGTCTGGCCGTCTGTCGTCTTTAATACAATTCGCTCACCCAGAAACTCGGTCAGGTCCAGATCGATCACTTTTCTCGCCTCCTTTTCTTGCTTGGGTAATCAGGAACCAGATGCGCGCCATCAGACGCATAATGGATCTTAAATACGGTCGTCGGCGCTTCTGCACCCGTGCGATTATTCACTGCTACGCCTATTACCTCATCATTGTCCATAATGATCTCTGTATGGGTCCATTGCCCATTCCTGTCCATCTTCAGAACGCCCGTGCCCGCATACCGCTCGATCAGTTCCCGAATCTTTTCCAGGCTGATCGTAACCCTACTTGGCCCGTATTCATTCTTTGCAGCATACCGTGCGGCATATTGGTCATATGCTTCGTTTCCCGGAATATGCCGCATCTGCCGGTTCTTTTGCAGCGTCTTCGGATAGCGTCCTGTGCGAATATCCTCCCTGATCTTTTCCAGTATAGCATATTCACGCAGAGAATCAACACCTCCCGGCATTTCCTCCACGCTGAACTTTCCCCGAACAATACCCTGGCTTTCTTCTCGGCTTCGCCCATCCGTTCCGTCCCCCCTCCCCGCGCCGAGCTTCTCCCAGCGCGCCAGCTCTTCGCCGCTGAAGTAGGGCACGGTGGTGTCGCGGCAGTTGGGGTGGAAGGGCGGGTAGTTGACGCCGGTGACGGCCTCGTCCACGCGGAACACCGCGCCGTCCAGCCCGTCGCAGGTGCGGCTGTCGGGCGAGGCGAGGATCTGGTAGCGCTCCACGCCCGCGGCCTTATAGCCCGCCAGCGTGCCGTCCTCGATGCAGCGCGCGGTCTCGGTGCGGATCAGGGTTTCCGCCCGGTGCATCGCCGCGCCGGTGGCCTTCTGCACGCCTGCCGCCATCTGCCGCACGTCCTGCCCCTGAATCAGTCCCTGCGTCACGGTGCGCCGGAGGGTCTGCGCCAGCTGCTCCGCATTGCTCCAGATGCGGTCGGAAAAGCTCGCGCCGCTCCACGGGTAGGCCAGCGCCTGCGCCACAGAGGCAGGGCTCAGCGCCTCCAGCGTGCCTCCGGCCAGCAGATCGCCCGCCATCCGGTAGGCGCTGCGGTAGGTGCCGCGCAGCAGCTTTCGGTTAGCTTCTCCCCGCCGCTGCGCAGCTCGGATGCGGCCACGTCAATGGCGGTGAGCACCTGCCGGAAGCGGCGGACGCGCGACTGCGCCGCCAGTGCGTTGAGCTCCGCCAGCAGCGCCTTGTCGCCGGTGGCGTTGATGCGGTCCACATACTCCGCCAGCGTCATGCGCCATTCCGTCCGCTCGGCGCGGTTCAAATAAGCCTGTGCGTCGGCGTAGGACAGGCCGCTCTCCTGTGCGTACATCCGGTAGAGCTTGTCGATCTCTGCCTGGACATCGCGCGCGGCCTGAGCATACATCTTCTGCAAATCCCGCAGCACCACGTCGGCCTTATCTAGGCCTCTGGCCATCACCATTTCCGCACGATCCCGCCAATACTCCGCCGTGGTCATGCGGGTTCACCCTCGTCCTGCCGGGCGTGCCCGAAGGCGTAGCCCTCCGGCGCGGCCTCTTCGTCTTTTCGCAGCTGCTCGATCTCGCGCTCCGCATCCTCGACCCACGGGTGGTTCTGCACCAGCGTTTTTTCGGAAATCAGCCCGACGGAATTGCGCACGTTCTGGATGGCCTCGGTTTCGTTGACGATGATGTCGCGGTTGAAGGTCACGGTGAAGTCCTCGCTTTCAAAGCTGCCCAGCCCCTTGAAGCGGAACCAGGCGTCGAGGAAGGGCTTCATCCGCCCGAACATCGCGCGGAACTCGGCTTCCAGGTCGTTGCAGTCCATGTCCAGATCGGCATAGCGGAACTTGAGCGCCTGCCCGCTGGCGTTGCCCAGATCGGGATCCTGCGTATCCACCGACCGCGCCAGGTCGTAAAGGTCGCGCCGGTGACGGTCGAGCAGCGCGCCCACCGCCGCCATGTCCAGCTGCGGGGCAATGGTCTCCACGCCGCCGTCGGTTTCCACCTGAATGGCCAGGCTCTGCCGCAGCTCCTTCAGGAACTGCTCCAGGTTCTCCCCGCCGTAGTTACGCAGCACGAAGATACAGTTGGCCACGTCGCGCAGCACGTCGGCGCTCAAGGAGGTCTGCCAGTTGTAGTCGTCGATCAGCTCCTTGACGAAGTGCAGCAGCGGCAGCTCTTCCTCGCAGTACTTCACCCACAGAAAAGGCGGCGCCTCCCAGTTCCACGGCTTTTCGCCCACCTTCAAGTGCGCGTCCCTTTCGCCCAGCTCCACATCCGGCACAAAGGGGCCGTTTTCCCGCTGCACAAAGCGCTCCACGCCGTTGGCGCTCCAAAGCTCCGCGCGCGTCAGCACGACCTTCTCCCGCCCCTCATAGACGATCTGCGGATAGTAGCGGATCACGCAGTCGAGCTTCGTGTGCTCCTCGTCCGCCCATTCGGGGATGATCTGCTCGGTGTGCAGGTGCTTCAGCCGCAGCCGGCCCTTTTCATCGGGATAAAGCTGCACCCAGCCGACGCCCTTCTTGACCGCCTCCTTGCCCATCGTCCGGATGGCTGCGCGAGCGCTCTCGTCCAGCACATCGTCCACGGCCTTGGCATAGGCCGCGCTTTTCGCTGCGACGGTGAAGGGCTTGCTGAGCAGGTAGTTGACCTTCTGGTCCACGAGCTTGCGCAGCACGCTGTGCTCGATCTTCGTGTTCGACCGGCTGGGGTAGTCGTTTTTCTTGTTCTGCACGGCGCTGCGATTGCAGTAATAGCGCTCGCCCTCCAGCTGCATCTGCCGCTGCGGGCTGCTCCGGTGCAGGCGGATCTCCTCGCCCACAATCTCCGCGGTGCTCATGCCGCGCTTTGCTTCCAGCAGGCCGCACAGCCGCTGCGTCTCGCTCATCATCCTGTCGCTCTCTCCTTATTTCAATATGCGGATGCCGCCGCGGGTCATATCGTCCTCCAGCGCATAGCGCACCGCGTCAATGGAATGGTTCTCCTTGTCCGGGAAGCCGGCCTTGAAGTTGCCCTCGCGGTCGCGCTCCAATTCGTAGCCCGCAAATTCCCGCGCCGTGTCGGGGCAGCGGGCGGGGTCGATCACGATGCGCTCCAGATCCTGCAAAAATTTCACGCCGTAGTCCACGCTGTCCGGCCCCTTGCGCGCGCCGCGGACGCGCAGGCCGTAGTCCTTCATCTCCGCGATGCTCTTGGGCTCGGCGGAATCGCAGGTAATCACGCAGCTGCCCGCCAGCGGCCGGATTTTCTCTGCTGCCGCCCGATTGGACAGGCGCACCTGATGGATCTCGCAAAATAAATACAGCGTCCGGCGGGTCCTGTCGTAGCAGCACTTGGCAAAGTGCAGCGGGTCGGAGGCGTAGCCCCAGTCCAGCCCGCAGCGGATGTGGTCAAAGGCGGCGATCTCCGCATCGGAGATGCTGCGCAGCTGCAAATTGCAGAACACCTCGCCGCCCGTGCCCGTCACCTCACCCAGGTATTCGTGGGCATAGGCTTCCGGCCGCACGGCCTTCAGGTGCTCCGCCTCGATGAGGAACTGTTCGCCCAGCCAATCCTTCGGCACGGTCAAATAGGTGCTGTGGTGCACGACCCTGTCCGGCCGCTCGTTCAGCACCTCGCGGTTGCACCAGTTGGCCGCGGCCTGCGGCGGGTTGAAGGTGTAAAAGGCGGCGTATTCGCTGCCGCCGCGCAGGGCGGACTGGTTGACCGAGCGGATCTTGCCCGGCCCCTCGAACTCGTTGACCTCTTCGTACCAGACGTATTTGACCCATCCCCGCGGCACCTTGATGGACTTGACCTTGCTCTCGTCGTCTACGCCGCGGAACAGCACGCGCTGGCCGGTGGGCAGGTAGATCAAGCGCATGGGGCTGACCGACTTCTTCCACAGGCGGCTCACGCCCAGCGCGTCCACTGCCCAGCAGAGCTGGCTGTACACCGATTCCTGCAAGGTGCTGCCGTAGCGGCGGAACACCACCGCATTGCTCATCAAGCCGCGCTCTGCGTCGCGCATCAGCCCCAGCACGATCTCCAGGCTGACAAACGAGAATTTCGTCGAGCCGCGCCCGCCGGAGAGCC